TCTAACATTAAATACCCTCTTTTGTCTACAGCAGCTATGCAATTTGCTGCTAGGGCCTACCCTTCCTTGATTCCTTCTGATGGAAAAGTGGTGAAAGCCCGTCCAATTGGAAAAGACCCGGATGGGTCTAAGTTAAAAGTGGCAGAAGCTGTCTCAACCTACATGTCTTTCCAGATTATGGAAGAAATGGAGGGCTGGGAAGAGGAAATGGATAAGATGCTCATCATGTTGCCTATTGTTGGCACCATGTTTAAGAAAACTTACTGGGATGCTCTGTGCGAACGTAATGTTAGTTGCCTTGTCCTCCCTAAAAACCTAGTTGTCAACTACTGGGCAAAGAGTTTAAAGGATGCTGAACGCATTTCTGAAATAATTGAGATGTCTCCACGTAAAGTGAAGGAACGTCAACAAAGCAAACTCTGGTTGGATGTTGATTTGGGTACTCCTCCTGCTCCTGAAGGACAAATGGGTAGTCCTATGGTGGACGAAACAACCCCATATACTATTATTGAACAACACACCTTCCTTGACTTAGATGAGGACGGCTATAAAGAGCCATACATTGTCACCTTCCATAAAGAAAGTCACAAGGTAGTGCGGATTACGGCGAGGTTTGATGAAGACACTATTAAAATGGATGAAAACGGAGACATCAAAAAGATTGATCCTGTCCAATATTATACAAAGTATGGTTTCATTCCTAATCCAGACGGCAGTTTTTATGACATTGGTTTTGGTATTTTACTTGGTCCAATCAATGAATCTGTCAACACTCTGATCAATCAACTAGTAGATGCTGGTAGTTTAAACAACCTACAATCTGGTTTTCTTGGTAAGGGATTGCGTCTTCGTATGGGTGAGTCACGATTCCAGCCTGGAGAGTGGAAAGTAGTCAACTCTACTGGGGATGATCTTAAGAAACAGATTGTTCCGATGCCTTCTAAAGAACCTTCTAACGTCCTGTTCCAGCTTATGGGTAGTTTAATCACTTCTGGTAAAGAACTTGCCTCTGTAGCAGAGATTTTTACTGGTAAAATGCCCGGTCAGAACACTCCTGCAACCACTACAATGGCTAGTGTTGAGCAAGGGATGAAGGTGTTTACAGCCGTTTACAAGCGTCTGTTTAGGGCCATGACAGAGGAGTTTGTTAAGATTGCAAGGTTAAATAAGCTCTATCTCAACCCAAATACCTATGTAGCTGTGGTTGATATGGAAGTGGGTCCAGATGATTTTAATCTGTCTGCTCATGCTATTTACCCTGCTGCTGACCCTACTGCGGTAAGTCAAACAGAGAAGTTGTTAAAAGCACAAGGTTTAATGGAATTGCTTCCTACAGGTATTCTGAATGTTGTAGAGGTTGTTAAACGCATCCTTGAAGCTCAAGAACAGCCTAATTGGGAACAAGTGCTCAATCCTCAAGTGGTACAGACAGGGCAACCGCCCCCTCCCCCACCTGATCCGAAATTGCAAGAGAGTCAAGCAAAGATTCAAGCGATGGCCCAAGCTTCTCAGATGAAGCAGCAAGAGGCTTCCTTTAAATCGGAACTAGCTGCTCGTGATCAACAGTTTCAACAAGCTATGCAGGCGCAGGCCGCAGCACAAGATATTAGGCATAAAGAATTGTTAGCAGGGGTGCAATTGGCTATTAGCACTCACACTGAAAACATGCGGACAGCCCAAGACAAAGCTAAGTTTATGCAGGAATTGATTCACTCTCAAGCCTCCCATGAACAAAAGCTTTCTCAGCAAAAAGAAATGGCTGCTGCTAAACCAAAACCAGCCAACAAAGGAGCTAAGTAGCTTTAAATGAACGCAAACGACTTTCATGACTGGAAAAGACACCCAGTCACTCTAGTAATACTTTCCCAACTAGGACAACGAATCCAAGAGATTTATGAAATCCTAGGTGAGCAAGCTGGCCTCAATCCCCTGCGTGACAGGGAATTAGTAGGGGCCATTAAAGCATATCGAGACTTTATCGATATGAAACCAGAAGACACTGAGGAGACTCAAAATGATTGAACCAACCCTTCATCGTATTCTCATCAAACAAGATGTGTTTGAAGAAACGAATAAAGACTATCGAAAAATGAAAGAGCTTGGCCTTGTTCTTCCTAATACGGAAGACCAAAAGCGGGCTCAAGCAGGAGTAGATACAGGTACGGTAATTGCTATTGGTGCCACGGCATTCCGAGACTTCGGTGCTAGTTCTCCAATTTCTTCTGGTGATAAAATTGCTTACGCAAAGTTTGCAGGTAAGTTTATTACTGACCCCTCTACCCATGAGGAATTTGTTATTTTAAACGACGAAGATGTCGTGTGTGTTTTTAAAGACTAAGGAGCTATAGATGGCTGATATCGAAAACAGTTCTAACGAACAGACAATTGAACCAACCCCCATTGAACTTAAGGCGATGGAAGAAGGTTGGGTTCCCCAAGACCAATGGGAGGGAGAGCCAGAGCAATGGCGTCCTGCTAAAGAGTTTGTGGATCGTGGTGAGTTATTCAAGAAAATTGATGACCAAAACCGCACTGTTAAAGAACTAAAACGTGCCCTCGACGACATGAAACAACATCATAGTCGTGTACGAGAAACAGAGTATGCTAAAGCTGTAGCTTCTCTGAAGGCACAAAAGCAAATTGCCTTAGAAGAAGGTAATGCGGCTGAAGTGATTAATCTTGAAGATAAGATTGAATTAGTTAAAGATGAGCAACGACAACTTGCTCAAGCTCCACAGCAACAAGAACCTGCTGGCCCCCCACAAGAGTTTGTTGATTGGGTAAACCAAAATAAATGGTATGAAAATAGTCAGCCTATGCGTGCTTATGCAGATGCATTAGGTCGTGACTTGCGTGCCGGTGGTATGCAGCCACAAGCTGTACTTAAAGAAGTGGAACGTCTAGTTCGTCAAGAGTTTCCGAATAAATTCAACAATCCAAATCGGGGTAAACCCGGTGCTGTTGAAGGAAGCTCTGGTAAAGGTGGTAGGTCGTCAGAGAGCTTTGCTCTTTCTGATGACGAGCGTCGAGTGATGCAACGATTTGTTCGGACTGGTGTTATGTCAGAAGCCGAATACATCAAAGAATTAAAATCCGTTAGAGGAGTCTAAACATGAGTGAAAAAGAAGCTATTGCAAAAGCGCCTAGTGGCCGTGTGCAGCGAGTTCCTGTTGGGACGCGCAATGTACTTACTGTTGCCGGTAAAGAGCCGGGATATGAGTATAGGATTATTAATGACTCGGGTGATCGAGTCCAAGAATTTCTCGATGCTGGCTATGAGCTAGTAAAAGAGAATTCGGTCAAGGTAGGTGATAAGAGGGTTAATAAAGCCTCGTCTGAAGGAACTGTTAGTCAGATTTCTGTAGGACAAGGACAAAAAGCTTTTGTTGTTCGTATTAAGAAGGAATGGTATGATGAAGACCAAGCCGCAAAGCAACAAAAAGTAAACGAACTCGAAGCATCCACCAAGGCAAAAGCTCTTGATGGTACTTATGGTAAACTAGAGATTTCTCGAAGTTAAGTTTAAGTGTCATTAGAGTTTCTTTTATTTGCTAAAATGGAGAATTACTAATGGCAAGTGTTTCGCGTATTAACGGGTTTCGTCCCGTAAAAACTATTAATGGTGCGCCGTATTCCGGCAAAGCCACTTTGTACTTTATGGCTGCTGCTGATTCCACCGTGGTTATGGTGGGTGATGCAGTTAAGTTGGCTGGTGATGCCCGTGCCGCTTCTGGTGCCCCCACGGTTACTCGTTGTGGGGCAACTGATCCGGCTGTCGGTGTTGTGGTTGGTATTTTGTTTTCTGGTGTGGGTAATGAGGTTACTAACGTGCCTCCGGTGAGTGACCTGAATACTCCTATCTATCGTCGTGCTTCTACAGATCGTTATATTCTGGTTGCTGATGATCCTGATTTGGTGTATGAAGTTCAGTATGCTGGTACGTCTGTGGCTGCTGCTACTATTACTGCTAATGTTGGTCAAAACGGTCAGTTCACCACTACTGCTGGTTCTACCACCTCTGGTAGTTCTGGTATGCAATTGGACAGTTCTGGTTTGGCTACAACTGCTACTCTTCCTTTGAAGATTCTTGGTTTCCCCTCTCGTCCTGATAATGTTCCGGGTGACACGTATTTCAGCTACTATGTTAAGCTGAATAACACGACCAACGGTTCGCTTGGTACGACTGGCGTTTAATTTTAAAGGAAAAATAATATGTCTATTATTAATAGTGGTTCATTTGCCAAGGCACTGTGGCCCGGTGTCAATGCTTGGTATGGTAAGTCTTATGCAGAGTATGAAGTAGAGTTTGATAAACTCTTCGACAAATTCACATCGAGCAAGGCGTTTGAAGAGGATGTTGGTATTTCGTCGTTTGGTCTGGCGGTTAACAAGCCTGAAGGTTCCGCGGTGTCTTATGACAGTGAGCGCCAATCGTTCATCACCCGCTACCAACATGCTGTGTTTGCTCTTGGTTTCATCATCACTCGTGAAATGATGGAAGATGACCAATACGATGTGGTTGGTCAGCGTAAGGCTCAAGGCTTGGCTTTCTCGATGCGTCAAACCAAGGAAGTGGTTGCTGCTAACGTGTACAACCGTGCTTTCACGGCTGGTTACACTGGTGGTGATGGTTCTGTTTTGCTGTCTAGTTCTCATGCCAACCTCAAGGGTGGTACGTGGTCTAACATCATCAGCACCGCTGCTGACTTGTCAGAAGCTTCTTTGGAACAAGCTTGCATTGATATTGCCGGTTTTACTAATGATGCTGGTTTGCTGATTGCTGTTCGCCCTGAATCGCTCATCATCCCCCGTCAACTCATCTTTGAAGCAAAGCGTATTCTTGCTACGGATGGTCGTGTTGGTACGGATAATAACGATTTGAACGCCATCAAAACGATGGGCTCGATTCCGAAAATCATCACCAATCACTTCTTGACTGACACTGATGCATGGTTCATCCGTACTAACGTGCCGCATGGTATGAAGTACTTTGAACGTCGTGGTGATCAGTTCGACATGGATAATGATTGGGATACCGAGAACGCTAAGTTCAAGGCCACTGCTCGTTACTCCTTCGGTTGGACAGACCCTCGTGGCCTGTATGGGTCCGCTGGAGCTTAATTATGGCTGCAACCTCCTTTGTCTCATTGAGCTACCCGAAAACTCGGGAGTCAATGGAGAAGGTGGTCAAAGTTGTTCGTACTGACACTACGGCTTTTGTGGGAGCTTGGCTCCCCAAAGACGCGGTTATTACGGGTATGTA